ACATATTCAGCGTAAGTCATATGCGGTTATCCCTTCCAAGAGTGAAGACGCACACTTTCTCGCGTTTGCGATTGCAAAGTGATTGTCGAGGTTAAAACGGCGATACGCTTTTTTTCGGAAATCATATGCCGTTACTATGTTGTCTGGGTCTCTCGCCTCACGCTTAAGAACGCCCCAGAAATCGCGGCTCCCCTTCTTTGTTACAAAGTGGGCTTTTACTATCTGGCCCTTAAAGGTGGACAGTACTTTTTCTTTTCTATTTGTCATATAAAGTCTCCATCTATTTAAAAAGGTTAAATTCAAATCGTTGAATAAAATATTCTGGGTTGTCTGCGCGATTTACAGCAAAATTTATTGTTGATTTGCAAATACGATTTTCATGTCTTGCAATATCAATGGCTGATTTATTTAACAGCCCCATATTTACCAGCGTTTGCATTGTCTCAATTCGGAGCGGTGTAACGTCAGCAAAAGCCTCAGAATGCTCAGGTGCGTAAGTTGAATAATTCATGGTATCAGTCTCCCTGTTTCGCGGTCACTCTTCATAACTGGCTACCAATGCCAGCGACAGGTTGTATTCATCTGGCGTGATCAAACCGTCACGTTATAGCAAGCATCACTGCTGGCCTCAGTATCCACCCCCAATTTGCACATAGCCCCTGACAAAGCATCAAAGCGGTAATTGGCGGTGTTCCAGTTTCGGGGGTGCTAGCCCCTCGCCCCAGTGGGCGGTCAGATAATCAGTAGCGTTGAACTCCCTAAAAATTTCAAAAAAAAAACTCCAACCGCATTAGATCACAATAGCAACACCCATGCAAACACTAAATGCGTCTAAATGCACTAATTTGTCATAGCGTACAAATGTTAGCCGTTTGACCTATGCGTTTTGTTGTAGTGTTCCTCCTATGTAGTAGACGATCCAGAAACCATTATTATTGTGTGATCGTGATATTTTTTTCCTCTCAGTACATAAAACGAATGAGACCCCCACTTTATTATTTTTATTTTATTTTTTTTAATGCTGTGACATTTATGCAACACCAGCCCTCAAAACACCCCAAATTGACCCTCAAAACACCCCAATATTTGTTTGTACACAAACAAGTTTGTTCACCATGTGTTCACGGCTGGAACAAAACGTGAAAACGAGCGAGGTTGATCTGTGAGTATAGGCTAGTGAAGTCCGTGTATGATTGTGACCAAAAAACCTAAAATCGCTGTATGAGCTTCTATGGGCGTTTAAACGCTATATAAAAAAATTGAAATTTTGAGTTTTTTCGACTAAATATGGCGTGAAAATAGGGGTGATCTAGTGCGATTTGAGGGGCGGTGTTATCATTGTACGAGGGAACAAATCGAAAAGCCCGACCAAGCGTTAGCGCATTTCGGTGGCACATTTACATAGGGGTGAATACATGAGTAAGGATAAAGACAAGACCAGTTATTTGAAATTAGTCAGTAGTGACACTGACAAGCTCACCAGCAAACAGGAACATTTCTGTCAGTTGGTAGGTCATGGGGAAACACTAACAGATGCATATCGACAGGCCTACAATGTCAGCCCCAAGACAAAGCCAAGCACAGTATGGACAAACGCATCAAAGCTGGCGACAGAGAACACCAAGGTATCACTAAGGATAAAAGCAGTAACTGAGGAAATCACCGCACGGAAGCGCACAGACGATGACCGCCTAAAAATCTGGATCACTGATCGGCTCAAGACTGAGGCACTGGAAGCAGAGAGCGATAGCGCAAGGGTGGCAAGCTTAACCCAGCTAGGCAGATCGATTGGCATGTTCAGCGATCGTGTCGAGACTGATAGCGTGGCCGACAGATCAGCGAATGAAATCGAAGCGGACATTCAGCGGAGGCTGGCGTCAATTCTGGGCGAGTGACCCTCCTCACGATTGTTTGGGGGAGGGCTGACCCCCACCTACCCCGATCCCCCCTGTAACGGGTTGGCACACCGCACGCCCTTACATGATGTTCTACACACCCAATACCCACAGTTTTTCAACACCCCCCCCTTTGCAAATTTGTACTAGGGTACAATAAAAAATTAGTGCCGGGTATTTTACAGGATATGACCCTAGGAATCTTACAGTCTGTATAATGATTATATTTATATATATATACATACCTAGTTATAGACTGTAATCTAATATATACTGCCTGTGAGTCGCTAAGTCTCCCGGCGACTCCGGTGGGGTTTTGAGCTTCCTCCCTAGCTCCCCCACCGTCATTATCTTGGGAGAGGGAGAAATTTTTGTCGGACAATATTATTCAGTTCCCTCGCGGTGTAGGTCTGGACGATAAAGAAGAATTAGACCCATATGAGATGTTTGGCGTTCTTCGTGAAGAGGTCACAATGACGGAGGCTGTTGTTGTTGGCTGGACAGATGAGGGAAATTTGTTTATGTCAACATCTCATGGAAAGGCCGCTGATATGGTTTTTCTGCTGGAACTGGCTAAATCGGTATTACTTAACAGGTGCGTAAGTGACGGTGATGAGTGATGGAGTTCTATACCTTTTTTGTCTTCTTCTCCGTAATCGTAACACCGGACGGGGAAATTAAGTCCTTTTCCAAGCATGTTACGGAATGTCCGACATGGGAGGTTGTAAAGGGATTGCATGAACCTAAAGTGGATAAGGGTGAGATAATAGATTGGGGGGCTACCTGTTTGGAGACCAAGCTGCCATTGGTAAAACCGCACAAAGACGCTGTTCCTGCCGACCCCCCTGTGCCTTTGGAGAAACCTAAAGCTAAAGGACTACGCACATAACATGAGCCAACTGGCAGCTATAAACAGCAAGATAGCCAATCTTCCGCCTGATCAGAAACAGGAGATACTTGATCTTCTGACAGAACTGGATGAGGCGAAAAAGAAGGAAGCCTGTAAAACAGAGTTTCTTCCGTTTGTTGAGCGTATGTGGCCTAGCTTCATAGGTGGTAAACACCATGCAATTATGTCAGATGCCTTTGAAAGGGTTGCTAATGGTGATCTGAAGCGCCTGATTATCAACATGCCACCCCGACATACCAAGTCGGAGTTTGCATCCTATCTGTTTCCGGCATGGTTTCTTGGCAGGTATCCTGAGAAAAAAATCATTCAGACTGCTCATACAGCAGAACTGGCTGTGGGTTTTGGCCGTAAGGTAAGAAACCTTATCAATCAATCTGATTTCCAGCAGATATTCCCCGGCATATCCCTGTCTTCGGACTCAAAAGCTGCCGGAAGATGGAACACAAACAAGCGAGGTGACTATTTTGCTATTGGTGTTGGTGGTGCAGTTACTGGTAAAGGTGCTGACGTTCTCATTATTGACGACCCCCATTCGGAGCAGGAGGCGGCACTGGGGGCTTACAACCCCGAAGTCTACGACAAGGTCTACGAATGGTACACATCAGGCCCACGGCAGCGCTTACAGCCGGGTGGAGCGATCATTGTAGTGATGACAAGGTGGTCCACAAGGGACCTGACCGGACAAATCGTGAAGTCTGCCACGCAAAGACAGGGTGCAGATGACTGGGAAGTGATTGAGTTGCCCGCTATTATGCCTTCTGGCGACCCGTTATGGCCTGAGTTCTGGCCTGTTGATCAGTTAGAGGCACTAAAAGCCGAATTACCCGTGTCCAAATGGTCTGCACAGTACCAACAGGACCCAACTTCTGAAGAAGGAGCCTTGATTAAGCGAGAATGGTGGCAGGAATGGGATAGAGATAGCCCGCCACCGTGCGAAGCAATCATTCAAAGCTGGGATACTGCGTTCCTTAAAACGCAGCGAGCGGATTATTCCGCTTGTACCACTTGGGGTATCTTTAATCACCCGAATGAACAGGGTGAAACAGTGCCAAATTTGATACTTTTGGATGCTTACAAGGAAAAACTGGAGTTTCCGGAGCTAAAACGTGCTGCATATGACAAATATTGGGAATATGAGCCTGATCAGATGATTGTTGAAGCAAAAGCCGCTGGTTCTCCGCTTATTTTTGAGTTAAGGGCTATGGGAATACCTGTTACGGAGTTTACACCCTCCCGTGGTCAGGATAAGATAGCCAGAGTTAACGCTGTAAGCGATCTTTTTGCGTCTGGTGTTATATGGTGTCCACCGACTAGGTGGGCTGAAGAGGTTGTTGAAGAGTGTGCGGCGTTCCCTGCTGGAGATAACGATGACTTGGTGGATTCCACCACTCAAGCGCTGCTGAGGTTTCGTCAGGGTGGATGGATAAGAAGCTCTATGGACGAATGGGATGACGAACCAGTTTACAGAAGACCAGTTGAATACTACTAAAAGTTTTACTTTACGATATGTTATACATGACAAAGTAAAGGAATACGAAATGAACGGATGGATTGTTGTGAATGATTTATCACACTGCCATCACGGTAGATATTCTGTTATTATGGAAAAATTAGACAAGCTACAGGATAATTGACATGGCCGTTGAAAAACAAATGATCCCTTCTGAGGTTGATATGGAAGATACCGAAGAGGTGCAGATTGAAGTTGTTAACCCAGACGCCGTAGGTGTTTCTATGGATGGTGAGTCAATGATTATTGACTTCGATGGTGAGATGACAGAGCAGTTAATGGGGCCTGAGCATGATGCCAACTTAGCTGAGTTTATGGAAGAAGGTGATCTTGAGGGACTTGCGTCAGAGCTTGTTGATGACTTTATTTCAGATAGGCAGTCCAGAAAAGATTGGGCGCGTAGTTACGTCAAGGGGCTAGACCTTCTTGGTATGAAGATAGAGGAACGCACACAGCCTTGGGCAGGAGCCGCAGGTGTTTTTCACCCCGTCCTGACGGAAGCTGTTGTAAGGTTTCAGGCTCAGGCTATGGGAGAGTTGTTTCCGGCTTCAGGCCCGGTGCGAACCAAGATTGTCGGAAAGCTGGATTTAGATAAACAGGAACAGGCCCAGCGTGTAGAAACAGAAATGAATTATCTCCTGACTGAGGAGATGACTGAATACCGTGACGAGACAGAGCAGATGTTATTCCGGCTTCCACTTGCTGGATCGTCTTTCAAGAAAGTTTATTATGATCCTATCAATGAACGCCCTGCCGCCATGTTTGTGCCAGCAGAGGATTTTGTAGTTTCATATGGCGCTGCTGATCTTGCTACATGCCCTCGTTATACGCATGTAATGAAGAAAACAGAAAATGAAATAATAGAACTTCAGGTTGCTGGGTTTTATATTGATGTTGATCTTCCTGCTCCAGAACCTGACTACTCGGATATTCAGGAAAAATATGATGAGATTGATGGTGAGACCGCCGTTCTTGAGGACGATGATCGGCACACTATTCTTGAGGTTCATGCTGATCTTAACCTTCCTGAGCCATTTGATGATGCAGAAGGATTGGCCCGTCCGTATGTTGTGACCATCGATAAGTCCAGTTTGACAATTTTGTCCATAAGGAGGAACTGGTATGAAGACGATCCTAAAAAGCGTAAAAGACCGCACTTTGTTCACTATAGATACTTACCGGGCCTTGGGTTCTATGGAACGGGTCTTATTCATCTTATTGGTGGTCTTGCTAAAAGCGCCACAAGTATTCTTCGACAGCTTATTGACGCTGGCACACTCAGCAACCTCCCCGCTGGTCTTAAAGCTCGCGGACTTCGTATTAAAGGTGACGATTCGCCTCTCATGCCGGGTGAGTTCCGCGATGTTGACGTACCGGGTGGTGCAATTAGGGATTCGATTGCATTCCTTCCTTACAAAGAACCATCATCAGTATTATACCAGTTGCTCGGAAATATCGTGGAAGAGGGGCGAAGGATTGGCTCCGTTGCTGATGTACAAGTTGGAAACCTCAACCCGCAAGCTCCGGTCGGGACTACGCTAGCATTGATGGAAAGAAGCATGAAGGTAATGTCTGGCGTTCAGGCTCGTCTTCATGCGGCGTTGAAAAACGAACTTCGTATTCTTGCCAAGGTCATCCGTGACTACATGCCACCAGAATATAATTATGAAATGGAAGGCGACTTCAACCGCCAGCAGGACTTTGATAAGCGTGTTGATGTTATACCTGTATCTGATCCTAACGCTGCAACAATGGCGCAAAGGGTTGTCCAGTATCAGGCCGCTATGCAATTAGCTCAGCAAGCTCCAAATCTTTACAATATGGGTAAACTGCATCGTCAGATGCTTGAAGTGCTTGGCATTAAAGATGCTGATGAGATTGTTAAGCTTCCAGATGACATAAAGCCATCAGACCCTGTAACGGAAAACATGGCTATGCTGAAGCAAGAGCCAGTGAAGGCATTTAAGTATCAGGATCACGAAGCACATATTCAGGTTCATCTAGCTGCGGCGCAAGACCCAAAGCTACAAGAGATTATAGGTCAGTCTCCTTTTGCTGGCGCTATACAGGCTTCTATGGCGGCTCATGTCACAGAGCATGTTGCCTTCCAGTACAGAAAAGAAATAGAAAAGAACCTTGGCGTTGGGTTGCCTGATGAGGAAAAGCCTTTGCCAGAAGATATTGAAATAGAAATTTCAAGGCTATCTGCTGAGGCTGCTGGTAAATTGCTCCGCAAGGATCAGGCCGAAATTGCACAAAAGAAAGCCCAGCAACAGCAGCAAGACCCGCTTACTCAAATCCAGCAAAGAGAGTTGTCTTTGAAAGAAGCAGAGTTTCAACATAAAAAACAACTTGATATTGCAAAGCTTCAGGCCGATATTGAGTCCAAGGCTTCAAACGTTGAGGTTCAAAAAGATCGTTTGCAGTCAGAAGAAAAGCGTGAGGGCGCTCGTCTTGGCGTTAAAGTGGCAACAGAGACCGACAAAGCCCGAAGAGAAGATATTAAGCAGGGTATAGAGTTGGGTCGTGAAATGGCAAAGGACTTGGTGGAGATCGATGACAAGTGAACTTGATGTTATTAAAGAAAAAATCAGGGTGTATATGAATGATATCGCTGACCATATGGCATCCGGCGGATGCGGAAACCACGAAGAGTATATCAGACTCGTTGGCAAAGTTGAGGCCCTCGCGCTTGTTGAAAGGGATATACTCGATTTACAAAAACAGTTTGAAGAAGCGTGAGGCTTCCGCTTCTGATATAATTGAGTTATATTGCATATGTGGAGACTTTCAGGGCGAAAACCCTGCAAGGTACTGTGAACCTGAATCACTGCAAAAGGAACAGAAATGTATTCTGCTAAAAAAACGGTTGACGATGATGTCGCCCGCAAAATGCCAGAACCGACTGGCTACAAACTTTTGATTAAACCGCTTGAGGTTAAAGAGAAAACAGATTCCGGCATCTACATGCCAGATGCACTGAAGAATGCGGAACAGACCGCTTCAGTCATTGGTTTTGTAGTTAAGGCTGGGCCAGACGCATACAAGGACGCTGATAAGTTTCCTAATGGCCCATACTGCAAGGAAGGTGACTTCGTAATTTTTCGGTCTTATTCCGGCACAAGGTTTAAAATCGAGAAACAGGAGTTTCGTCTCATTAACGATGACACCGTTGAGGCTGTTGTCGATGACCCAAGGGGATACACAAGAGCATGAATGAAGTAGCGCAAAAAGAAGTTGCAGAGGAACAGTTTGAAGAAATTGATGACTCTGGATTTGAATTAGAGATTGTGGACGACACTCCTGAAGAGGATAAAGGCAAGCCTCGCCGTGCTGAAGATGCGGAAGCGCAGATACCAGAAGACGATGAGATTGCCAATTACAGTGATAGCGTCCAAAAACGTATAAAGCAGTTAAAGTTTGAGTTTCACGAAGAGAGGCGCAGAAAAGAAGAAGCGTCAAG